TGGAGATGGAGTTACATTAAATACTGGAGATGGTGGTGCATCTCAGACAGGTGTAGGTGGTGTTAACCTGTCGCAGAGCCAGATAGATTCCCTTATGGGTCTGTACCAGCAGTCAGGCCTGAGTAACGGCAAGGGTGGAGGGACACAGGGCAGCAATGCCTATGCAAATGATTACTCAGCTACAGGACAGAACACGGGCAGTAATGCTTATGTACAGCCTGCATACGGAAAAGGTGGAACGACACAGGAAAACAACCAGCAGCAAAATACTGGCACCACAAATCAGGGCTATGGCGGCAAGGGAGGTCAATCCCAGCAAGGGTCATCTAACGGTAATTCCGGTAAAGGTGGATGGTAATGACAACCAGTGGAACATGGAGTTTCGGTCTTGATATCGGTGATCTGATCGAAGAGGCTTACGAGCGTATAGGTAAAGAGGCCAGAACCGGCTATGACTACCGCACAGCCCGCCGTAGCCTCGATCTATTACTACTTGAATGGCAGAACAAGGGTCTCAACCTGTGGACGATCAAGAGCGCCTCTCAGGCGCTTACAGCAGGCACAGCGTCCTACACGCTGTCTGGCGAGAAGCTGGACATCATCGAAGGTCTTTTGAGAACCGATGCCGGTGATACAACCAAGCAGACAGACCTGCACATGCGCCGTATATCGGTGAGCAATTATGCCCATCAGACCAACAAGCTGACACAGGGAAGGCCTACCCAGTATTGGGTAGAAAGAAGTCCGGATGCCATAACAGTCTACATGTGGCCTGTTCCGGATTCATCCTCTTATACATTCGTCTACTACTACATGGAGCAGATAGAGGACAGCGGCAAGCCAGCCTCAAACAAGGTGGATATTCCGGTACGGCACCTGCCAAGCCTGACAGCGGGACTGGCATACTATCTGGCACTCAAGACACCATCGGCAGCAGCCAATGTACCGGGACTAAAAGCGGTCTACGATGAGCAATGGAACCTTGCTGCTGACTCGGCAAGAGAAAAGGCTTCGTTTTTTATCAGGCCGGGAGGTTACAGCAGATTATGAATAAGCTGGCTTTCGGATTCTGTGACCGTTCAGGTTTCAGATACCCAATAGGTGATCTGGTGGCTCAGTACGTTGATGGCATACCCAGCGGCATGCTGGTCGGCAAGGACATGCTGGACATAGACCACGAGCAGTTACGTCTTGGTGATGTTGATGCCAACGACAAGCAGACTCTGGAAGACCCCAGACCGGATCAGAATCTGGCTGAAAGCAGGGCATTAGCGGCATGGAATCCTGTCGGTGGAGGTATAACCGAATTTGGCAGCAGAACGGTTGGTCTTGACATGTCAGTACATGTCGGACAGGTAACGGTGACATAAATGGCATTCACATATGCAACACTTATTCAGGCATTGCAGGATTACATCGAGGATGATGACGATACGCTGGTAAGTAATCTCCCCATCATTGTACAGCAGGCTGAAGATCGGATTCTCAAGACGTTACAGCTTCCTATATTCCGCAAGACCTTATCGGATACCTTGACCGCCAGCAGTGAATATTACACGTTTCCAACGGACATGCTGTCATCCTACTCGCTTGCAGTTAACAACAGCGGCTACGAGTTCCTGATCTTCAAGGAGGAGTCATTCCTGCGCGAGGCATACCCGCTGTCATCGGTTGAGGATGCGCCACGGTATTACTCCAATTTCGATGGTGAGAAGTTCATCCTTGCACCGACACCTGATCAGAATTACACCATAGAACTGAATTATTTCTACAAGCCTGAATCGATTGTGACGGCAAGTACCTCATGGCTTGGCACTAACGCCGAGTCCTGCCTGTTGTATGGATGCCTGCTGGAGGCCTACACCTTCCTGCTTGGTGATGCCGATATGATGCAGGTGTATTCAACCCGTTATGAAGATGCCCTCGGCAAGCTCCGGCTGCTGGGTGAAGGGCGTATGGCAACCGACAATTTCAGGAACGGATAATGGCATTCACCGGCAATTACATCTGCACATCCTTCAAAAAAGAAGTTCTGAAAGCCCTGCATGACTTAAGTGTCGGGGGGAATACCTTCAAGCTTGCCCTGTATGACAGTACCGCGACCCTCAATGCAGCAACCACTGTATATACAACAACCGGAGAGGTCACCGGAGCGAATTACACGGCTGGAGGTGCTAACCTGACCAACATTGAACCAGCCAATGGAGGCACAACAGGTTATACCGACTTTGTCGATCTGACCTTCTCCAGCGTAACCCTAACTGCAAGGGGCGGTCTGATCTATAACTCGACCAACGGTAATCGGGCTGTAGTGGTATTGGACTTTGGTACTAACAAGACAAGGGTAGCGGCTGATCTGGTGATCCCGTTCCCGACAGCGGACTCACTTAACGCAATCATCCTGAACAAATAAGGAACAGCAATGCCAAGCACATATACAACGAATCTAGGTATCGAAAAACCCGGCAATGGTGAACAGGCAGGCTCATGGGGCAACACGGTTAACCTTAACTATGACATGTTTGATCAGGCTATTAGCGGCTGGACTCAAATTACTTTAACTAGTGCAGGAACGACTGGATCACCAAATACTCTTGCCGTAACTGATGGCGCAGTTTCCAATGGACGCTATGCATGGGTTGAGTTTTATTCAGCATCTGATCTGACCAGTGATGTTTATGTGCAATTAACTGAAGACAATTGCCAGAGAATCATGTGGATTGTAAACACTTTAGATACACAGGATTTGGTTGTATTCCAAGGCACATACAATTCTGGTCGTGCATATACAATTCCAAACGGCAATGCAGCATTAATTAAGTTTGATGGTGGTGGAACAAGTTCCGCAAATGCCAATAATCTTCTCACTAACTTGTTAGCATCAGGCACAGTTACAGCGACCACGTTCATCGGTAATGTTACTGGTAACCTGACAGGAACAGTAATAACCGCAGCCCAGCCTAACATCACATCATTAGGAACATTAACCACACTGTCTGTTGATAATATTACAATCAACGGCAATGATATTACTTCATCAGCAGGTGATATCAATATTACCCCGTTGGCTACAAATCAGATTGTGCTGGATGGCGCAATTATCATAGATGCAGGTGTAGTTACTGGCGCAACCTCTATAACTTCCACGAATTTTGTCGGTGATCTGACCGGCGATGTACTGGGCAATGTCATCGGCAATATCACGGGTGACGTGACGGGTGATGTACTAGGCAACCTGACCGGGAATGTAACCGGTAATGTACTAGGCGATGTGACCGGCAACCTGACCGGCAATGCCGACTCAGCAACGGTAGCGGACACCATAATCGTGGTTGATGAAAGCGCTGATACATCCTGTCTTCCGTTGTTTGTTACAGAAGCAGGAACAGGGATAGGATTAGCAGCGAAGACAGGGACTAATCTTGCATTTAACTCGGCTAGTGGATTATTGACAGCAGTAGCCCTGACAGCATCATCGGGGGCAGTGACATCGTCAGTAGGCGGTTTTGTGGGTAATTTGACCGGTAATGTCACAGGCAATGTCACAGGCAATGTCACAGGTAACATTAATGGTGACCTGACAGGAACACTACAAACAGCAGCGCAGCCTAATGTAACTTCAGTCGGTACATTGACCAGTTTTACCAGTACCGGTATCGATGACAACGCAACCGCAGAAAGATTGGAACTTGCTGATCTTAATGTGAAGTGGGGTTCAGCATCGGATACGTGGATGCATTACATGGCGAACAACACCAAGAACATGATTATCACTGGTGGCACAGATTTCAATGTAGGTGCAGCGCTGTCGTTATATGGAGGCGCTCACGCAACGCTTGCCAACAACTTTTATGTCATTGCAAATGGTTCCGTGGAACTGTCCTATATTCATACAGCCTCTGAATGGGATTTCCAAGCTAACGACATAACCACCACTGGGGCATTAAGTTGTGGTGCGTTAACCTCCACCGGCATCGATGACAATGCCACGGGTACGCAACTAACACTGGCTGATGATGTATCCACGTTTGACGATAAGGTGGTCTTTGATAACTCTGGTCTAACCGTAGATGACCTGTTTTATGCTGGGTCAAACACAGTCGCCAAACCGGTAATCAACTTTGATACGGGCGATTATTTTGAGTATGACCGTACACTGAACAGATTTACGTTTTATGTCGGTACTACCACCTACCTGATGGTAAATTCAACCGGCATAACTTCTACAGGAACGGCCTTTATCGGTGGACTTCGTTCTGGTACGGGGCCGTATATACTGGAACAGGCAGCCGCTGCCGCCGATGTAACAACTTACGGGCAATTGTGGGTCAAAAACACCACACCCCAACAGCTATGGTTCACCGATAAGACAGGCAGTTCCAAACAACTTGGTGTATCAACAGCCAGCACCATAGGCATTCAAGATAATTCTACAGTGGTCAATCTTACGCTAAGTGATGCCACTGCGGATTTTGGAAATAACGCCATCACCACCACCGGGACTCTGGGATGCGGTCAGCTTACATCAACCGGCATTGACGATAACTGCACACAACCGGCAATGGTGCTTACCAATAGCACGGTTAAATTCTTTGGTGCATCATCAGGTTCCATACTTCAAGGTTCCGATGATAGCAACCTAAGTATCTATGCTTCCAATGTTACCACCAAAGGCGGTGGCATCATGCTGTATGGTAGCACTGAAAGCGGCACACCCGGCGATATTGATTTCATGGATGGCTCAACCTGCATCGGCAGATGGGATTATTCTGCAACCCAGTGGGATTTTCTCGCCAAGAACATCACCACCACCGGCTCGGTCAAGGCCTCATCGGGAACCCGCACAGCAACCGGCACGACCGACACCCTGTTGGCGGCAGACAATGGTGGCGTGGTGGTGTACACCAACGCCGGAGCGATTGCTGTTACCCTGCCAGATTCCTTTGCTGTTGACTGGCATTGCACCATCATCCAGACCACGGCAGCCGGTGTTCCAACGGTAACACGCAGTGGCACAGACACCATCAACGGTGCTGCCACGGGCGTAGCACCGAGCGCACAGTGGAAGGGTATGTATTTGAACCAGTTCGCCGCTGGTGAGTTTGTGGCGCTGATCTGATGCTGTACTTGTCGAGAGCAGTGGTTAGCAGCGCTGGTGGTTCGTTTGCTCCATCCGATGTGTCTGGATTGGTTTTATGGTATGACGGTTCTGATATATCAACCTTATGGCAGGACGCAGCAAAAACTACCCCTGTTACATCCGACAATGATCCCGTAGGGGCGTGGCTGGATAAGTCTGCAGGCGCGAAACTTGTAACACAATCTATTGCGGGTGAAAGACCGATATACAAAACAGCAGTACAGAACGGTCTTTCTGTTCTTTCGTATGTCAGTGGAACACTCAAGCGTATATTTGCAGTTGGGTCAGTAATAGATAGCGGGACAACACCATCATCCGCTAATTGGACGATGTTCGGAGTAGCAAATACCGATTCAACCAGTCACCGTGGTGGTATATTCACTTCAGCAGAGACTGCGTATGCAGGCACATTATTTGCTGATTCAACAGCAAGCAAATATATAGGCAAAGTTCAAACGAATCTGGATGTAGTAAAGAACATTGTTGGCGCAAGTGATCTTGGTTCAGAGTTTATGCAGGTTACATTACAAAGGAATAATACTGCTGTTAACGGGTGGCAAAATGGCGTTGCAGCAACACCTAAAGCCATAACAGCTGGCTCAACTATAGATAACAGCTATACAAGATTGTTCTCTGACGAAGAGGGATTCTCTAGTCTACAAGGATCAATAGCGGAGGTTATTGTTTATGATGGCGCGGTTTCAACGTCAGACCGTGAAGCGGTAGAATCTTACTTGGTGAGCAAGTGGGGATTATGAACAACATAACGGGATCATTACAATGGCAGTAATCAGTTGGGATAATTACATAGATGATTCAATCACAGGGCCGACATAATGCCGCTCAGTAAGATCAGGTTTGAACCGGGAATCCATCGTGAAGGAACCCAGTATTCGGCTGGTCCAAGCTGGTATGACTGCGATAAAATCCGCTTCCGCAAAGGTCGCCCAGAATCTGTTGGCGGCTGGGTCAAGTACATAGAGAGTTCTTTCAAGGGTGTTGCCAGATCACTGCTAGACTGGGGAACCAGTGCGTCCAACCGGTTCCTAGGGGTCGGCACGAACGTGAAGTTCTATATCGAACATGGCACGGCTATCGATGATGTAACCCCGATTCGGCAGGTTTCTGCTGCCGGTGCTGTGACCTTTACTGCTGTATTGGGCGAAACTGAACTTGTGGTTGCTGATGCTACTATAGCAGGTCACGGCGCTGTACTGAACGACTATGTTACGTTCACAGACGCTGTATCCCTTGGTGGTGACATAACAGCAGCAGTGCTGAATCAGGAATATCGAATCACGGGTATCGTTGATGACAACAGCTATACCATCGAATCCCCAGTGGCAGCAGCCGCTGGAGACGCAGGTGCTGGCGGTGGTGCATGCTTTGCCACGTACCAGATCAACACCGGTCTCAACACCTATGTCGAGTCAACCGGCTGGGGTTCCGGTGTATGGGGCGGTTCTGTATGGGGTGCTGGTGGTGAGGTAACCTTTGCCAACCAGTTACGCTTATGGAGTCAGGACACCGATGAGGATAACCTGATAATCAACCCCAGAGGAGGTAACATCTATATCTGGCAGGTTGATGGTGTGTCCAGATTGGCGCTGGCTGGGGATGTGACATTTGCGGCAAACGCTGGTACTCCATTGGTCACAATAACCGATGTAGCACATGGTGCAGTTGCAAATGATTACGTCACATTTTCAGGGGCAGCATCTCTTGGCGGGAATATTGATGCTGCCAAACTTAATCAGCAATACAGGATTGTAGCGGCTCTGACAGCGGATACCTATACGATCAAGGCTAAAGATGAAATTACCGGCGCTCCGGTTAATGCAACGAATCCATTGGCTGGTGGCGATGACGGCGATGGTGGTGCAGCGGTAGCAGCGTCCTACACGTCCTCACGGGCAACCCCGCTGTCTGCGCTTGCCAGTGCTACCAATACGCCTACACTGGCTCACCAGATCATGGTATCTCATGTTGACCGGCATTTAATAGCTTTCGGCTGCAATGATCTCGCTCTCGGACAGACAGATATCAATCCGCTGCTGGTACGCTGGGCAAATCAGGAGCAGGTTGGTGTTTGGGGACCATTATCCGGAAACACAGCCGGTGGTCAGGTATTGTCCAGCGGTAGCAGGATCATCGGTGCAATCAAGACCAGACAGGAAATACTGGTATTCACCGATATATCAATCCACTCCATGCGCTTTTCAGGAGCGCCGTTCGTCTTCCAGTTCGCCGTGGTCAGCAGCAGCCTGTCGATGATTGCGCCGAATGCCGGTATCAGTGCCGGTGATGCGGTCTTTTTCATGGGTACGGATGGGTTTTACGTCTATAAGGGTTCGGTATCGAGGTTGCCCTGCACAGTCCTGAATTACGTGTTTACTAACATGGACAAGTCAGAGTTATGGAAGAT